CCAGGGGAAGCGTGCTTTCATCCATCACAGGTAGCCTTTATCTCAGCATTTCCAACGGAACCTGGTGCGCCGGGGCGCAACGGAAGGACCACTGCGGTGGTCCACACCTCCGAGACAGGAGGTGGGTGAGCGCTCTCACCGTTGCCACAAGTAACTAGCTGGCAAGTCGGTACTTCTGTCAACACACTGCAATCCATAGTCCAAAAATAGGACCTTGGACACGCCAGGTGAGTTGAAGTAGTCCCGTGTCTTACCAGACGCAAACGCATCTAAGTCGAGCCTCTCAGAGTCAGTCAATCGGTATCGCCGAAAGAATTCGGTGTCGTCGATGGTGACGTGAGAGATACGAGCCGAGGTGGTGTACTCTAGTTGCTGTGAGACAACCTTGCGGAAGGCCTCCGGTACAGCGGAGGTCACACCGGTAGAACGGCGGCACTGGTCAATAAACGGGTTAACCAAGCGCGGATACATGCCTTGAAGCAACGCATACTGAAAGAGAGCAGCGCGCTTCAGGATGCACCCTCGACCCGGGAAATCCCCCCGACACGTCCCTGAGGCGCGTAGGAAGACTCCTGGGTTGAGCACAGCATGCAGCGTTCCATCTGTAGCCCGCACAGGGCTATGTTTCAGAAATTGTAACTCCGACTCGTGGAACACTTCAGTCACATCTAAGATGTAACCAGCATTACGAGCCGCAGCGATAATTTCGTCAGGTTCCTCAGCGTTGGCAGTGATAATTGCTGAGGCGATGCAGACGGAGCCATGGTCGTTCAAAACGGTGGTGATGGTGGATCCAGAATAAAGGGCCGTATCGTCAGGATCAACGAGCTTAAGCTTGACCTTAAGCCGCGGTGAATGGACACATCTGATGACCAACGGTTTCTTCAACTGCCCGATGATTCGCTTGACACCTGGCTTCAAAAACGCAGGTGCGGAATCCTCAAGAGATTTAAAAACAGAGTGGTGAGAAGTGTCACAAGAGGAGATGTCGGTCAGGTAATACCGCAACTTCCCTTTCTTATCGATTAGGGTAATGATACCATCGTCGGAAAAGAAAGAGAAGAAGTATTTCGTGGGTGGCTGAACAGCCTCACGGAAAACTTCAGCGAGTACCTGGACATCGGCCTTGAGGACGATTCGGATACGGTGGCCTTGGATGTACTGCAGAGAGCCGTACATTTCTTTAAGAGTCTGGGTGACCCACGCACCTTCAAGAGATGCATGTACACCAAGATCCCCGATCATCCGAGGGATCTTTCCAGGCTTCGCCCATTCACTAGTCTTGATCTTCCCGACACATTGGTGTAGCCAAACGTCACTGGAGTAGAACCCATCCTCTTCCATGTCTTTGAAAGCGGCCATCCGAAGGAGGCGTTTAGGGTGGGGGTCAGCGTGGCGTTCACGTGCTGTGTCGTAGATGTTCACGATAGTGGTGGGGAAGGAACTGAAGTGCAAATGCAAATCGCGGAAAAGAGCAGAATTCTCGTTGACGAAACGAGCTTGGGAGGACACTAGGTCGGCGTGTCCAGTGGTACCAGGTTCACGTGCACGAGTCATACGGATCGCACAGATGCTGGTATTGTTATCGGTTTTAGCGTAGATGACGCCGTCGTGAGAAACACAAGGGCCGACCATCGTCCGATAACCTCCGTCGAAGGACGGACCTACTGGGAAACGCACGCGTCCCTCTGGGTAAAAATGTTGAGTCTTTTTAGTCGCGACGAAACGGTGTGCATCCTGGTAGGCTGCAGGCTCGCTCGCCTCGACGTGTGGTACCCGGAACGGGTCACGCTGTTCGACTCCAACACATGACCCGATCGATGAAAATCCGGCTTCATACTTCCTCTGAGTGTCCCAAGCTGAAACTTGAAACCGGCGAAGTACTTCCACTGAGTGAGATACAAAGTGGTGCTCTGGACAACATCGGGAGGCGGGGGGATGTGTGTCAACGCTAGCTGCTTGAGCGCTGAAGTCACAATCCCTCGGACTCTAGTGTCAACGCCAGACAGGATGGAACCTGCGGCGTCAAACACAGAGGTGTTCATGAACGCATCGTCGCGCTGGACGAAGTCCACCAAAGTCAAGGATACGTCTTCGACTGCCTGGAACTTGTACTTGCAATGCTCCAGGAAGCAGGTCTCAGCGGAACGTGCCCACTTCGAAACGTACCCCCTCTTTTCCTTGAACGCAACCGTGAACGGGTAATTCACAGCTACAACGTCCTCCATCTCTGCGTCGTTGCAGTTAACTGCTAGACGCGTCTCGGCGAAGGGACGTGCGACCGTGAAAACGGCGCGGTTCAAAGCGTAGTACCAAGGATTATTCTCTACGACGGTGTAGAAAAGAATACGCTCCGTGAGCGTGTGCTTGGTACGCGAGTCCTCGGGTGGTGGCGGCGGCGGCACCTCCTCCAGCGGAGGAGGAGGTGGTGGCTCGCTAGCACTCGGGACGACTTCGGCCTCAGGAGGAGGAGGAGGAATCTGGTCATTGAGTTTAGATAACGCCCACTTTACAACAGGGGTTCTCTTCATCCGGCGTCTCTTCTTATGAAACGTCGTGTCGCCGATCTCCGGGTCGTCGACATTAACCATGAGGAATTCCTCAGGGGTGGTGGTGTTCAGGAACATCAACCGGTCAGCTGGAACAAGTGTGCCGTTGTCAGTAAAAACGAAATCCTCTTCACATAGGTCCTCAAGGTCCGACGATTCCTCCTCCCAGGCAGCGTTGCGTGGGTAGGTGGCAGCGGCGACAACAGGAAGAACAGCCTCCACCTCAGTAAGAGGCGGGGCTTTATCAGTAAGCTGATCTTCTGCTGGCGCGGGTGTCGTCGGCGGTGAGGGTTTGGGTGAGTGCTTGGAGTCATACCCCTTAGGGCCAAGTGGTAAAACTGGCGCGGCTAAGGGGAGAGGAGCGGAGGGAATTTCTGGGGCAAAAACGGGCACGACAGGAGTCTTGGTGGCTTCAGTGCGAATGTACGGCTGATCAGCCGGAAGGGCAGCAAGACTCTCCGTGACGGGGTTGATGTGTTTTGGCGTGTGTTGACCTGGCGTGCCGTGGAAATGGCAGCCAGGGTAGAGGCAAGTGGCGAGAGTAGCTTGATCACAACGAACAACTTTGTCTGCCGGAAGGGGGTCGTCCTTCTTGTTGCGCTCCTTAAAGCCACGCGTCGCAGAAGAGGCAGCAGCACCACCACGCTTACGATGGTAGTGGGACTTCCTCGTGCACGCGTCGCCGTGAACACACTTGGTAAAGGTTCTCTCATCGGGGGGGCCTTCACCTGGGTACCCAAGGGTGGAGTTGAATTTCGCCAGAAATTCAGGGTCCGAGTAGGGCGCTGAGAACGTCGCATCGTCAAGCCTGTCACCATGGTCTTGGGTCCATGGGATATGTTCGCCCTGGCGGTCGTGGTCCTTGCCACGCCGCGCTCTCCTGCCGTGGGAGACTTCACCAGATGTACGCTGGTGGCTGTGCTTCTCACGCCGGCTCTTGCGTGATTCCCGTAAGCGCCTAGCCGCGTCACGCGTGTCCACCTTAATCTCCTCCATGGGAATGGGAGCTTGTAGGAAGGGTCCTTTGCGTGGGGCGGGTCCGGCAACTAGTCGGGCGATAGTAGCCTTTTCGTAGGCAACTGCGAGCACAGTAGGTCGCTTGCGGCGACGCTTGAGCTGATGCACGGGTATCCATCGACCGTGATCAGGTTTGGGAGCAGGGCCTCGGATGTCTTCGATGTCCTGAAGAACATCCATCATTGGCGGGGTGATCTTTTTGTTTTGTTTTAGAATGGTTTTTCGATCCTGCTCCGTGAGTGTTGAAAAGTAATCCACCTCGTGGGAAGTACTAGACCCAACAGTAACACAGCCCGTCGTGGCTGCTCGCGTAAGAGACTGTTGGGGGGGGCGTGGCCGCCGAGAGGTAGGAAGCGTGAATGGGTTTTCACGGCATGGTTGACTCATAATGGTTTGCGGCGAAGGCTAATGTCTCAACAAAGAGACGGGGGGGGGTGGTTTATTTGGGGCGTTTTTCCTGTCGCCTGTCTTTTTGCGTGGGTCTCCACGTGCGGATGAGCTGTTTCCGACATAAAATCTCCCTGGCGTACGAGAGAAGGACCCCATCCGATAGCTCGGCACTCATTCGTGCCTCGCGTGATGGTCGTACAAGCACTGGCTCTTTTCCGGGTAGATACCTCGTTTGTTGTTTATATTTCAGTGCAGGTTTGCGCATGTCGTAGCGACACCGGAGCAAACATCGGTGCCTTACCCGCCTCTTATGGCCAAGAGACGAGATAGTGTTCAAGTGAGAGATCGTA